TGTATCTTTAGCTAATGATGGTGGATTAACTAAATCAGATATCAATGGTGGTTTTAAATCTACAATGTCTGTAGATGCATGGTTTTGGAGTGGCTCTGATGACCAAGTTATTATACGACAAACATTGGTTGATGATAATGGTAATGTCACCACACAAACTAGAATTGTAACAGGAATTACAGATATAGTTTATACTAATGGTTATGATACCTATACGGATACTATTATAGTATCTGAAAATACACAAGAAGATTACACTATTACTGCTAGAGTAGGGGCTGTTGATGGTGGTGGATATAATACTGGTGATAGTCATAATGCCCCAGATATTGATAATGTTATATTAGATGTTACTTATTATATACCAGATATACTTGAAACAGAACAGCTTGAAGAGCTTGAAGTAGAAACAATAGAAATTATAGAGTTTGAAGAATACTTTTCTGTCGATACAGATACAAATTTTTTTGAAGAGTATGTTATAGATACTTCTATGACCATGGATGAACCTATGGAAATGGAAGGTGTTACTGAGGAGTTTAATGAACCGGTAACAGAGGAGGTACCTAATGATACCTATGATGATACAGGCTTGGAAGAGCCTGCACCAACAATGGAAGAGGGCCCAACGAACGAAGAGAGCTCACCAGAGACTTTTGAAAATGAAGGGGAAGTTATGGAAGAGCCGGCTAGAGATGAATTTGAGGAGGAACCATCTAGTCAAGAAACTGTAGAAGAATCACCAACAGAAGAAGAAACAACAGAGGAAACTACAGAAGAAACAGAAAACGAAGAAGAGACAGAGACAAATGAAAAAGAGACTTCCGAAGAAACAGAATCCAGTAGCGAAGAGTCTGATGACTCCGAGGTACAGGCAGAAAGTGAAGGAGAACAAAAAAACATACAATCGGGCACCGTGGCAAAAACAGGGCCTATTAAAAATGTTGGGGGAATTGCAGTAAAAGTTAAAACTGTAGAAAAAGAATTAAGTAAATTTGATAAGCTACTACAACAACCCGATTTAGAACAGTATAAGGAAGTCTCTTTTTATAAGTCTAAAAATATTTACACAGATTTAGATATGAGTTTTTTTGAACAGGCAAATCTTAATATGTATGCTAAAGATATTTACACAGGCATAACATTAGATACTTATGTTCAAAATGACCCAGTAGAAGTACATAGGGTCAAAGTAAAAAAAGCAAAAAATAAAACTAAATTATTATTACTAGAACTGGAGGCATTACGCAATGAAAATAATAGATAAGCTTAGTACATATGCAGCACTGATTGGTACAATATCAGTTATTGGAGGGGGCTTCTATGCATGGGGTCAATTCAATAGTAGACTTGATGCATTAGAAAGTGAACCGCCAGTAAACCTACAACCCTTACAAGATAAAGATAAAGAGTTATCAAGTAAAATAGATGATGCTTTATTGTATGCAAATGAATACAAAGTAGATTTAATTGATAGAATAAAAAATGTTAATGATAAAATTATTCCTGTAGATTTAACTTCAGTATTTAAAGAAATAGGTAAAGTTAGAGAAGAAGTAGCAATGATTGATGTACCTAATTTAGACACTATTAAACAGGATATAAAAGAAATAAATGCTACTATAACAAGACTAGAACAAAAAATTGCTATTCTTCAAAAAGAAAATGAAGTACAAGATGCTCAAATAGAAGAGATTAAAGTTGAGTCTAGCAATCCCTTAGGAGGTTAAATGGAAGTACCTATTAATCAACCTAAAGTTACAATGAATAATCCTTTAACAAGGGATATGTATTTTTATGATTTAGTTAATCAGTATGGAAAAGGAAGAGACATTACTCCAATGACATCTGCATTAATGTCTTCAGAAAAACCTAAATTACCTACCATTGAAATGAAACCAATGGCACAATCTAATATGCCTACAAATAATATTGTGCCAACAATGGAACAGCCAACTAATACTATCTTAAATCAAAATTTAGGATTAATGGCTACTACAAATCTAAAGAGATTTTAATAAACCGTTAAGCTGTTCATCAAAATACTGTGAGTCAGCTTTACAGTGCCTTACAACGGCATTAATTAAATGAGCATAAAAGTCATTACCCAGTTCCTTGAGAACTGGCTCGGGAGGTAACGACTCATGTCTTGTAATTAAATTGCCTTTATTATCAATTGACACTTCAGTCTTAAAAATGATAGCTTCATTATTTTGACTGGGTGTCATTTTTTTTGCCCTCATCTCTAACAAAGTTAGGATTTATTTTTGGGTCTAGTTTAGTTAAGTTATTTAATAAACCAATTAGTCCTGCTACTTCTTGGTAAGGTCTTGTAAATAAATACTTTGCTAATGTACTTATCTGTTTATCTGTAATAATATAATTTGTTTCCATGTTACTCCTTGTCTCGTTGTTTAATTTCACCTGCAATTGCACCATAAGCTGCCATATCAATATACGTATCATTGGTTGGCTCACCTAGTTTAGTTCTTGCAATTTTCAATAAACACATCATAATAGCCACATCATGTGCAGTTACTCGACTATCTAAGTATGCTGTCCATAATGTGGCTATATTTTTATGGTTATCTACCTTGTCACCATAATCTTTTTGCCGTTGCCCGCCGACTAATTTCGTTGCTTCTTTTAATAACTCATCTGTTTTCATTACCATTGTATCCTCACAGTTTAAATAATTCATTAATTGGAATAAGGTAAGCTTTTGATTTTTTAAAGTCACCTACATTCTTTGTTCTATGTTTATGTTTTTCAATTAGTTGTTTTAACTTATCTGTTTTAAACCATATAATACAATGGTCTTCATCNCCATTAGCTAATACNTGAGCCCAATAGGTAGCCTCTGTTTTTGCTATACCACTNGGTTTACCAAANGACTCATACTCAATAGCTATGTTACCAGTTTTAAACCACCAGTCTCTCTCTGTTTTAACTTCAATAGTTCCTTCTTCAATCATCTGACGGATACGTTCTTCACGNCCCTGNCCATATTTTAAATCAATATCAAATTTAGTATTTTTCATTAGTTTAACCTTTTTTCTCTTTTTTTATGTAATGTCTCAAAGTCTACTGTATTACTTTCTAAAGGATTAGCAAGTGACTCCATACCATCGTCAAATACTTCATCCGGATTTTCTATAGCTCTTTTAACCATTCCATGTGCTATTGTCAATGCAATTGAATATGCGTAATTCATTTGCGATAACTGTCTTTCTACGACAGAGCATGCAAACCCATTAGGTGATGGGTACACATGTATTGTAACTTTGTTTTCTTCATCAAGAATACCATTATCCATTTTGTTCTCCTATTAGTTTTATAAAATGACTTGCGTCAACAATAGCTAATGGCTGAAGCTTATTCATTTTGATTATAGCAAGAGGTATCTGTTTATCCTCTGCATTACTTTGTGCTTGTTCCATGATGTCATAAATACCTTTGAATGTTTGTTTATTTTTACATTCAATAGAATATTTTATAGACTCTTTGGCAACATTAGATAGTTTAATATCCTGCCCAGACTCCCCCATAATGGCAGACTGGACATCATTATTATTTAAAGAAGTAAATACTTTTAGTAGTTCATCACGAACCCATTGTTGTAGCTTTCTACCTTTAGCTTTTCTACTCCGGACTGATATCATCTGGTTCTTTGCGTGGATTAGTTACTTTCGTATACCACACATATTTAGGTTTAGAAGAAGTAGATTGTTGCTGTGGTAAGTATTGTATCTCATCACCCCAACAAGGTTTCTTATATGGGCAAAAACTACATACACTATTTAATGTTCTGTTACCTGTAGGTTTTCTATAAAAAGTCTCCTCGATATCTTCATAACATCTTTTAAATGGTGCATTATCATTTAATGCTTTTACCTTTTCTTTTGCTTCTTTGATAGCTTTTTGTTTATGCTCATCATCTATTCTTGGAGTCTCAACAACAGCCCATTCACCGGTTGATTTATTAATCGCTATCCAACCACCAAAATCTGAATTATCTGCGTCACCATAAAGATATCCTTGAGCAACATACCCAAAGTTATCATCTTTATTTATAGCATCAAATCCGCCTTTGTCTCCAAATTTATAATCAAAAGAATACGGTGATGCACTTTTAATATCCCATATTCTATCCTGTATTTTTACATCATACGTTCCATCTATTTTTGTATTATCAGATTTAAACGTAACTGGTTTTTGAAACTCATCTATTTTTATACCTGCAGATTTCATGATAGCAACACTAAGTGCCTCAATAATATCTCCAAATATAAACCTCATTTTAGCATTATAAGGAGGTAGTTCTGGTTTTTCCCCTTTCTTTTCCATTTGTAATTGGCATAAAGGTCTGCCAATATTACTCATACGAACACGAAATTTATCTTCACGTTCCTCGGTAAACTGTTTTTTAAAAGCATCCTTACATGCCTCACCAAACTCGTTTATAATAGTACTAGATATAGGTACAGAGGCCTTATTGGCCTCTGATAGGAATACCTGTACTTTTTCTAGAATAGAGCTCATTATCCTGCTGCCAGAATATTTTCTGGGCTCTCTTCCATCTCGTTGATAACTTTTGCAGTCTCACCGTCAGATGATTTTTTATCCTGTGCCTCTTTCCATTTAGCAAAGATAGCATCATTTTCATCTTTAATGCGTGACTGGAACATTTCCATATGCTCAAGGTCATCTTTAGTAAACTGTACTTCTTCATTGGAGATAGAAATACTAGGTACATAATACACATTTGAACCTGCCGTTTTACGTAAAGGTGTATTCAAGTGTAGGATATGATTTTGCATAAGCTTATCTTTACCTTTTAATCCTTGAATAGCCTCTGATACAGGTCTAAAAGATGAACCTGCTGAACGCCATAAGATAGGCATATTCTCAACTTTTACAGGAGAACCATCTGCAGTTGTTGCATCCATTGTTACCAAACCATACACCAAAATGTAACAACGAGCACTACGTTGAGCTTCCGCTTCAGCAGGTGTTAATTCATCTTTTGATTTACCTATAATTCTACCACATCGAACACCACCAGTGCTATCTATGGCTTCTTCTTTCCAACTTTTAAAGATGATAGAAGTAGAAGGATAGGAATTAGTGTCAGCATCATATTTCATATACTGATATCCTCTAATAAAAGGCCTAAAGTGTACTGGCTTATCCTTTTCTTTTAAAGAATAAACCTTAGCCTCAATATCGGGATAATAAGTTGAATAGACACCCGGCCTTAGAGTATTACCATCTTCGTCTTCCGCCTGTCTACTTATAGATAGTTTGGGCAAAATTCCTGCACCCATTTCGGAGCCATCATCTTGTCCTGTCATTTTCATAATCTCTTCTTTACTTAGAGATTGAAATGTTTGTAAGTCATTTACCATGTGTTAACCCTCCTAGGTTAAATATTGTTAAATTGTTTATAGATATTTATGTACGATTTGTCAAGCATAAATTTCTGTTTCTAACCAATTAGGGCCTACTTTTATTTCGACATCAAGAGGTACATTGAAGTCTATACCATACAAGTCTTTCATTGATTGTATTACCCCTAAACAACCTTCACGCAAAGAAGTAGCGACCAACTCTTCCTCGCCGGGGAATACATCCGCAACAATAGAGTCATGTACAGTGTTGATAAGTAGGCTCCTAGTTTGGTGTTTCTCTAGTAATTTGTGTATGTTAATACACGCTAGAGGTACGATGTCGGCAGTAGCAAATCCTTGCACAGGATAATTTTTTATCTGTGTAGAGAAACTTGCACCACCCCATGGCATGCGTTCTGCTTTTGGAAAAGCATATTGTCTACCAGAAGCTATCGTTACTGTTTTGTGACGGATAGCCTCATCTTGTAGTTTATCATGCCAAACTTTTATATCCGGATACTTTTTTAAGAATGCGGAATAATATCTCTTTTCATTTTCTGTACCAGACATGCCCCCATACAAAGGTTTAAAAGTATGTGCCTTTGCCTCTTGTCTGGATACACCTATAATATCTGCTGTGTATTGATGAACATCAACACCATTTTTAATATCCTCAATACCTTGTTTATCTTGAGCTAAAAATACAGCAGTACGAAATTCTAATTGGGCAAAATCTATTTCCATAATTTTACCATTGTCAAATCGTGAGGCAATAGATTTACGAATAGGAAAAGTAGAACCCCTTGGTTGATTTTGAAAATTAGGGTCTCTACTTGATAATCTTCCTGTTGCTGTAATACATTGCATAAATTGAGGATATAAAAATCCATTAGACTTTCTAAATTTTTTTATTCCTTCAACAAATGTAGAGAGGTAAACCTCAAGGGCATTAAATCTCATTATCTTTTTAATAAAATCTTTTAGCTCTTTGTTTTGAGAGAACTTATCTATTCTTGATAATGTTATCTTATCAGTTTTAAATCCACCCTCTGATATATCAGAAACGTATTGTGGAATACCTGCATTAAATCCTGCACGTTCTGATAAATTAATATAAACAAACCCCTCTGCATTGCAATTAGTACATCTATTAAGTGACTTATAAGGCTGACCATTTGTTTTAATCTTACGTATTCTCCCATGACCTTTACAAATAGAACATTGTTCTGCTCTCGTTTTATATATAGGCTCCAACTTACCTTTAAACATTTGTTTCAATTGTGTTTTAGAGTAAGGGGGCCTTTTTTTTGGTCTCTTAGTTATTGGGTCAATACCTAAATTAAATTTCTTTGACCAGTCTTTTTTATTATTTACTTTTACACCATAGACTAGCCAAGATAATTGTTCTGGGCTTGAAGGGTTTATTTTTGTGTCACCCATTTTGTTATGAATAATATTATCAAGTTCAACTCGTAACTTTTTATACTCTTCTTCAAAGTCTTTCTCCACAGTATCTAAAGCAGTACTATCAATATAGATACCATTGTTTTCCATGTGAGACAGTACGACACAAAATTCACACATAGTTTTTACAGTCTTTAATAAGCCTTTATTACTTGGTTTATTAAATTGTGCCATTTGTGAGTCAAACAAAGCTCTTGTTGATTTTATATCAAGTCTACCATACTCATCTAATTCAGACATAGGGACATTCTCAAAAGAAATATTTTGTTCTAAATACTTTTCCATTAAATCAGACTTTTGTATAACACCTCTTCGTTGGCATAAATGTTTTAGTTTAAGGCTTGTCTTTACACCTCTTTGTAAAACATATTCTCCTATCATGGTGTCATAAATTCTACCATTATATGTAAACCCAGACTCCCATAACCATATTAAATCAAACTTAATGTTATGACCTACAAGTAAGGTAGTCTTATCTAAAATATCCTGTACTCGTTTTCTATCGGGCACACCTTTAAACTCTCGGTGTTTAAAAAAGATATAGTCATCGTTGAGCCCCATACATATTAAAAAATTATCTGGGTTCTTTGTTGATGGGTCTTTCTGTCCATCAACAACTTGGAAAGATGTCTCTACGTCAAATACTGTAATCATTTTATAGTCTTTCTCTTATTATCAAAAGAACATTCACCGTTCTCATGAACATACAATAATTTTACTCCCAATTGTTTTTGATAATCAGTTGTTTTTCTATGTATTATACTGCCGGGTTTCCATGTTTTTCTATACGAAACAGACTTAACATCTAACTTAATAACTCGACCTGTATCTTTATGTATACCAACAATATCAATAGGACAGCCTTCTTGCTTTCTATTAAAGATATAATAATTATTTTTTGTTAGCCATATAGAGGCGTAGTCTTCACTAATTAATCCTTTTTCAATTTTTTTCATCGATAATAACTTTCTTTTGTTTCTATAGCATGGCAGTTAGCACATAACACTATACATTTTCTTATTTCTGGTTTTATTTTAGTTTCCCATATTTTATAGCTACTTCTACGAATAGAAGAAACATCACATATTTTTGTAGAAGGGTCAACATGATGAAATTGTAATGCTGCAGGTATTTTAAAACCACATCTAGCACACCCTTTAAATCTTTTTATTCTATCTATTCTATTCGTAATCCAAGCCCTTACAGTTTTATGTCTTCTAATACTGCCTTGTCTTTTATTTTCCCAACCTTGAGGGGAATACCACATAGGTTTACCCCTTCTATCTTTTCTTCCAGAGTTTTTGGAATAATATCCACCAAAGATAAAACCATCTTCTCTTGTTGTTACACCTCTAATCATAAATCGTACCTCGATAGTTCTGGCTGTATGGTACATGTAATTAAACCATGCCAACCTGTTATTTTATTTTTGCTTATTGCTAAGCTTCTTACATTTTGATTATCTTCTAGGCTGTTGTTATAACCTACTCCAATAATCACATCTGCCTCAGCGGCTTTACCTGTTTTACTCCCCTCCATCATATCAAAGGTTAAGTTAAACTTACCATGCCCATCAGCGGAAGCTTGTGATACTGCTATTACACAGCAATTATTTCTTTTTGCTATCTCTCTTGCACCAGTATAAATTGCTCTAAGTTTTTCATCGGTGCGTGCAAAATTACCTTTTACATTTACTTTATCTAACTGGTCAATAACTAATATATCTGGTTTTTCTTTCTTTACAAAGTCATCTACCATTTCTAAGTCCCAGTCTACAGTATCTAGAATGTTAATATTTTGTCGTATTTCGGCCCATTTTTCCTT